AGCGGCTCTTTCATGAAATCCCTGTCTTTATTGCCGGGAATGTTGGGAATCAAAACAGTTTCGAACGAGAAAAAATACTGCTTTTTAGTTTTAACCGTTGGAGCAGAACAGTCGACCTCTATGGTTTTAGTGAAATAATTTACTGCTAATGGACCATTTGATGGAGATGATGGTAATAGCCAAGTTGTATCACCATTCACTCTATATTGAACTGAATAATAGTCGATATCACCATAACCTACAATATTTTTACCACCAGTAGTAAAACCACCACTAGTTTTATTTGTAAATGATGTTGTTGTAATACTATTGGGTAATATTGGCTCAGATGCTGTTGTAATTTGTAATGTATCACCGGTAAATCCATATATACCCGATTTAACATACATTCTGTATTCATATGGTGTATTATACTCTAAATATCCGCTACTTGGAATTGTAATGTTAAAATTATCCACAAGTAAATTACCAATTTTAGCAATTTTAGTCCAAACATGTGAATAATATCCATCCGCATCAATATCAACGGTTTCATAAATACCAAGATTTTCCAATCCAATTGGTAGTGAACCCCCGTAATATCCATTGGCAATTCTATATTCAATACCATATTCAGTAATATTTTTATAGCCTAGAATATTTCTACCACCAGTCTTAATACTCCCAAGAATTCCAGGTGTTGTTTCACCTGAAATTACCGGAACTTCATTAATTAAGAATATACTACCATCATCACCAAAATAATTTAAAGGCGTTCTGTTGTTACCTAAAACATTCACACCTCTTTTATACATGAATTTTTGTTTAGTGAAAACGGTATTCCTAATAAGCAATCCACTCTTATTCAATATTATTGTTGCAGATAATAATTCATCAACAAATCTCTGAAAGAATGCATTGTACTTGCTCAGGAATGGATAAAGATTTTCAAAAGTATAACCATTAGAATGTAATGGATTACTTTCCGGTAATGTTCCTCTTTCTAAATATTTAATATAAAGACTTAACAATGTTGGATACCAACCACCTCTGAAATCAGATATCGTCTTTCTAGTTCTAGCATTAATTAATTTTCTCTGAATTAATTCAATAAACTCTAAAAATGATAAATTGCTTATGTCTCCAATACCGAAATCATTAGCAACAATTGGGTTAAAGTAATCACTTTGTGCTACTAAATAATATGCACTGATAACACTACCATAATGCAAACCTTTAGGCATGAAAATTTCATAAGGATTTTGTGAATTAACACTATAATCAGTTCCAGGCTCTAATGCGATTCCATCAATTAATATTTTTACTTCAGATGCATTATTTACCTTATAATTTAATTTAAATATATTTTTATTTGCGGTACTATCATAATAAAACTTACTAGTGCTAAAACTATCAATTCTATATACCTCACTTCTAGCATTAATAAGCGTACTGCCACTAACATATACATAGGCAATCTGAACATCCGGATTAACATTAAGATATCCAATAACATCCGGATTACTAATGATTATTTGACTTGACCCACTTGTATTTGCAGGGTCTACGATATAATCAGCAGCAAATTGTGGCGTACCCTTTGTAAGTGCAATTCCATTTATTGTTACTTGAACATCACCACTTGGGTAGCTTGGCAATGGAATATATGTGCCATTCATTTTTGCTTTAACCCTAGTAACGACATATTGTACTGATATACCACTCATTGGTTTAGCAGTTGACCCACTATAAATAAAGGTGGCTTGTATCACATCCCTTCGATAGCCATTTGATTGTGCTGTAACACCTACCAACGTAAACGTATTATCGTTATTAATTATATAATTAGCTTGATTAGTATCGGTTATTCCGCTAACACTTGGTGCATTTAGTAATATACCATTGAAACGAACTTCCAAATTACCTTCCGTTTTATTATATGGTAAGGGAAAAGTGTTTTGACTTGCACTAACCCCCAACGAAATATTTACATAAGTGAAAGGCATTGTATAACCACTTGAATTAGCTCCAAAATCTTTCTTAATGTAATTATATACATCGTATTCAATACCTTGTGCGGTATCGAGTGCAACATCAACCTCTTTTGTATTCAATACCAATTTACTATCAGCTTGAATATATTGGGGCGTAGTACTATGAACCCTAGTTGTTGCACCCGCTTCCATCCAAGATTTCTTATTATCAACGGTTTTTGTAAGATTAAATCCGGCTTTACGGAAAATATTCATATATTCCTGACCACTATCACTATCACCTGCAATTTGAAAATAAAATGCACTAGACTCTAAAGGTGCTTTAGGGTAACCATCGGTATTATATGGCAATGAAGCTGCAGTATATCCAGGGAAATTTAAAGCTGCAGTTCTTGGGTCAATTTTCCCGTCAACAGTATAGACATATTCAGTTATATTAATGAATGGTTCTGGAATACCAATCATTAAGAAAATTGATTTAATTGCTTCTCTAGTACCTTTTGACTTCCAAAAATAATTAGCATTTATTAAAATACGTCTCCACAATTCAATATTAACCTCAGCAGGAAGTAAATCTGATTTTAAATTTCTTTCAGTATCGCTAGTATTAAAAACACTTGTAACTAGTTCTGATTCATTTACTAATGTAAAATAATTCCACCCCAATGTTCTAGCAAAATTACTAATTAATTGGTCAGGAATATTATTAATTTTATTATATGTTATAGTATTAATATAAACTAGCGAATCGATAAATTCTCTTAATTGGTCGAATTCTTGACCATAAACTCTCAAAAGTTTTGTCATCTTACCTTCTTGAGTAAGGTCATATGTTTTTAATGAGGCTGGCGTTAAAAATCTTGCAATTAAATCCGTTTTAATTGAATCATATTTTGTACCAATCGTTAAAAACGAATTTAAAAACTTATTATATGAAGAATTATTAATATCAATATTATAACCATCGGTTGTTGCCCAAGACATGGTGGTATTTACATATGTTATACTGCCATCATCTAAAAGTGTGGGATTATTAAGCATGAAATCAAACCCCGCATTTTTTACTCTGTTAGACATAATATATTGTTCATATCCATTCAACATTACCCTGAATTCTTCAAAAACCAAATTATTTGGCTTAATGTGAAAATCAACATAACCAGTACTACCAGTATTAAATGAGAATGGATTGCCTTCGGTTTGAACCATAATATATTGCCTGCTTGTAGTGTTACCAGTATAGCCAATTATTGGATATACGTTTTCAGGGTCATATTTTGACCAAACAACGTATTTCTCATAAGATAAATTGAGATTTTTTGTTTCCTCTCCAACAGTTACTGTGGTATTGCCAAAATTATATGCAATTCCAAATACATTTGTAATAAATGCCACATCTAGTTTAAATGTATATGTATTATTGGAAGTATTGCCAGATAAATCATAAAAACTTTTGTTACCTCCCCTAATAGTATTCGAGTCGCCAAATAAACTTCCGGGATATTTTAAAATAATATTTTGAATTGAATTTCGTAGGAATTCATATGCAGAACCAAATCTAATAAAAGTATTTAAATTAGATTTATTTAAATTTAAAATGGCATTTGTTTGATATTCATGAATTACTGTGGATTGAACCTCAGTTATACCCATAGTTTCTAAAGTAACTGGACGAACAAAACTACTTAGGGTATCAGTATAATCAATAAATGACCTACCGTTAAAATTTGAGGTAACGCTAAAACTTCCGAATGAAAATATGGTTTCGGAAGCCGTGTTATTAAAATATGTTCCATTTAAATTTTGGTCAAGACCTGTACCAACTACTTTTACTTTTCCCACAATCTTTACATTTTAATATAAATACAATGAAATAAAAAAATCCCAATTGTTAGATTGGGATTTTTTATAACTAAAAAAATTATAAAATTAGATACCATTTATAACACTATCAAAATTTTGAGTCGTGTCAATATTTGTTCTCTTTTCTTTAACCTCATATAGTGGAACATCGGTAACGTCATCTTTAATTTCAAATAAATTAAATTGATTTGTAATGACATTGTTTTCGTCATAATATGTTAGTATTCCATTCTGCACATCTTTAACCTGTTGACCACCAACAATATTTGCAATTGTATCAATTGTGTTTTGCACCAATTCGACCTCTATTACCAATGGTGTGAAATATGTATTTGATAATAAAATTGTTTGTCCCACATTACCAATAAATGGATTTACATTCGGTTTAACATCACTTGAACTACTTGGAGTTAGTTGTAGAAATATTAATGTGCCGGAATCATTAAATGCGTATCTTGTAGAAACCTGATTAGTATTACCAATATTTTCGTTAATTGGAACTACTTTATTGGATGTAACAACATATCTAACAACATTCCTTAGTTTTGTTCCGTTAGAATTTATATATTCTATTCTATAACCCTGTAAAGCATTATTTCCCT